GGATTAGGTGATTATACAGAAGGTGAAACAATTTTACATCTAAAGAAAGATGTAGAAATAAATATTAAAATACAAAGTTTATTATTTAATGGTTCAAAAATTATACATTCTTCAAAACCTTTTATTGGGACACGATACAGTCTTGTATTTTTTTAAATTAAATCTTGTTTCAAATCTAATGGAGTATATATGAGAGACTCCCTTAGATTTACAAGGTCATTCAGTCTTAATTAACGAAAGTGTTCATAAAAAAGATATAAAGAATTAAAAATGTATATAAAAAGATGGTTAATTACAATAAAAGTTCAATATATAAATTATGCTGTAAAGACGTTAATATTAAAGAAGAATATGTGGGATCTACGACACGTTTTGAGAGACGTAAAGCAGAGCATAAAAATAACTGTAATAATTGTAATAGTTCAGTTAATAATTTTTATGTATATCAGTTTATCCGTGAAAACGGCGGTATTGAAAATTGGGATATGATTCAGATAGAAGAAGTTAACGTTAATAGTAAACGAGAACTAGAAACAAGAGAGAGATATTGGATTGAGACTTTGAAAGCAGAATTGAACTGTCATATGCCCACTAGAACACAAAAAGAATGGTATGTAGATAATAAAGACCATGTAATAGAAAAAACAAAAGAATACCAGAAAAATAATAAAGAAGATATAGCAGAATATCAGGCAGAATATTATCAGAAAAATAAAGAAGTTATAGCAGAAAAATATGCAGAATATCATGCAGAATATAGAGAGAAAAATAAAGAAGTTATAGCAGAAAAGAGAAAAGAACATATAGAAAATAAAAAAGAATACGATAAAGAATATAGATTAAAAAATTTTGAAAAAAATAAAGAGAAAATTGAATGCGAATGTGGTTCTTCTATATTAAAAAAAACTTTATCAAAACATAAAAAATCTAAAAAACATTTAAATTTTATTGATCAATCTCGTACTCAAACTTTAGATAGCACCGTAACGTTGCAGTAATGTCACAGAGCGAGTTATGTTCTCCAATAAATTTTTCTTTAAACAAGATCTCATATAATTCCTGTAACTTGGGGTATTTATAAGATCCGTAAAATTTCCCTTCTAATTTACAAAAATTAATAGTCTCTTGCATAGTACAATAAAACGGTTTTTCATACATCCATTTTATTTGTTTCATCCGATTCATTCTATACAACTCTGCCTCAACCATTTTTGAGTCGAACGAATAGTTATGACAAACAAGTTGATTTACCTCAATAATGTCTTCTATAAACTCGCATAAAATTTTTCCAATATCTATACCTTGTTCCTGAGCTATTAAATCAGTTATACCATGTATATGAGAATTCATTATATGCACTGGACATTTAACTATAAAATCTTTTGTCTTAATTACTTTTTTTAATTCTAGATCGTAAACAATCCACGATAGTTGAACAATATGCGGAAAGTCTTTTGTATTTAATTTATTAATAGTCTTATTGTTTGGTAATAATCCTGATGTCTCCGTATCGAATATTAAAACTTTCATATTTGATTTAAATAAAGTTTTTTATTTAAATATTAATTTATAATTTTAGTAATTTATTTTTTACTTCTAAAAGTAAAATTTTTGAATCGGCATTACTCCAGTTCTCCACCCAATTTTTAAGTAACACTTTTTTAATAATAAAATCATACTGTGTTTCCGTTATGTTAGGTGGAACTTGTGTAGAATTTTTAATTTCGTTAAATACCTGTTCTTGTTTTTTATTTAAATTTTGAGACGGCGGAGAAGGAGGCTTAGGGATAGGTAAAACTACATTTGCAGGTAGTGGGATAGAATTAGAAAGAGTTTGATTAGTAGTAGGTTGATTTCCGCTAACAGCTTTATTCAGTTTATCAAGAAAATTTTTACTTAAATTTAATTTTTTCGGTAAAACTTTTTCTGCAACAACTTCATCTTCTTCGCCTATCATTCCTGAACTTGGTATACCACTTATAATTTCTTGTTTCTTTTCTTCAGAAGGTTTATAAAATACTGGTTTGACAGTCTGAACTGGCGGAAATTTAAATTGGGAAGACATGCTTGGATTGTTCCCTGAAGGAAGATATGGAGTAGTAGATTTTTTTCCTATATATATGTTTTTTGAGCCATCAGTTATATCTTCAACGACTTTTCCATCTGTATATATATTTACAATAGTTTTTTGGCTTTGTTTTTGACCTCTGTTTGGACGTATGTGCGAAGCACCCGAAGGTATAGCATCTGGAGCATTAGATTTATTTTCTTTTCTATGAAATTGAGGCGGATTTAAAAATTCAGTTAATCTATCTATTAAAACCTGTTTATTACCTGAAATTTGTAAACCATACTTCCTAAGTTCAATTTTGAGTTGTGGAATTTTAAGCATTTTAAAATTGACTTCACTCATTTTTTATTATATTAAATATAATAAAAATTATTAACTCATTTTTGGAGTTGGTGAAAGAATTCCAAGGCAAAATAATAATAGTGAACTATAATTCCGCTGACTTTCACACTGTGGTTCTACAACTAACATGACAGCTGAAAAAACAATTAAACCTGATAAAATTGATACTTGAACTACATACTTAACGGCATTTTTATCTACTCGTAAACAGCATGAAGTCCACTCAGTAGCATCTTTAGAAGTTTTTTTTTCACATACCTTCGGGGTCTCTGACCATACAGGTTCAATAGTAATACTCTGATCCATTTTTAATATATAAAAATATATTATTTAATCTTCTAAAAATTCATTTACTCTATCATCAATTATTTTAATTTTTCGCTGAATCAATGCAATATAATTATTATCATCTACTTCTTCAAGTTGTTTTTCAAGTTCAATATATGCTTCATCTAAAATCTTTTTATATTCAATATCAATCATTTCTTTATCAGAAACGCTTAAATTTTTTTCATTATCAAAGTCTTTTAATAGTTCAATTATATCATCATTTAATTTTTTCATCAAACTTTGAATAGCTTTTTTATAGTCTATTTTTTGTTTAATTATTTTTTGAAGTTTGTTTACTTTAACTTTAGGAGTTAAAATTTCTTGCTCTTGTTCTTCTTCTAATTTTTTAGTATTTTGTATTCTTAATTGATGTTTAGATAAGGGTTTACCAGTATAATTATCAGGTTCAATAACTATCTGTTTTTTATATTCAAATACAGGTTTTGCTAATAGCTGTTTTACAACTTTCTCTTTTTTAATTTTATTTTTCTGATGTTTAGTTAATTTTTTATCTTCTTCGGTTTCTTCTTCAGGTTCTTCTTCAGGTTTTTCTTCTTCAAAGATAGGTTCATTTATTGTAACTTTTTTAGGAGGAGAATTGGCATCAAGTTTCTCTTGAATTATTTTATGCAGATCTACCATTTTCATGCTAAAAAAGGCTTTTTCATAGATTCCTAATTCTTTTAATTTTTTTAAACACAATGCTTTTGTATTAATATTTTCCATTTTATATATAGATAAGATAATATTTTAAAAATAAAATATTATTGTGAATTTTAGATTTTTTTTGTTTTCTTTACTTTTGTAGCTTTTGGAACAACTGGAGCAACAACTTGTTCTTGAACTACTTCTTGAACCTCTTGAACATGCTCTTTTTTAGTTCTTGATTTTTTAGGAATTGCTTTTTGAGCCTCAAGAATTTCTTTTCTCGTTTCTTTCGTGAGCTTATTAATTTGCATCAAAAGACCCCTAATTTTGGTTCCGGAAATTTTTGTTTTTTTAACATTGTAACGATTTAATTCTTCGTTGTATTCGGTAATAACATTTTGCAATAGTTGTTGATTGTTACTCATTTTATTTAAAATAAAGATTATTTTAAATCATTATAATTTATTTTTTAAATCTTTTGAGCGATAAATTTTAAATATCATTTTACGAAAAATATAAAATTGAATTGCTATCTAAAGAAAAGATTACTTATATAAAAGTCTTATAATGTCTGAAGAACTTCAAAAATGCTCAAAATGTCAATGTAAAAAATTATTAAAGTTTTTTAAAGTGAAAGAGAATACTGGGAAAATTTATAAAACGTGTATTATTTGCTGTGAGAGATTTAAATGTGATTTATGTGAGTATAAGTGTGCTTCAAATTATCATTTACAAAGACATATAAAACACATTCACGATAAAATTAAAGATTATGAATGTGAAAAATGTGAGTATAAGTGTAGTGAAAATGGTACTTTACAAAGACATATAAAACAAGTTCACGATAAAATAAAAGATTATGAATGTGAAAAATGTGAGTATACTTGTAGTCAAAATGGTGATTTACAAACTCATATTAAAGCAGTTCACGATAAAATAAAAGATTTCGAATGTGATTTATGTGATTTTAAATGTAGTCAAAATAGTAATTTACAACAGCATATTAAAGCAGTTCACGATAAAATTAAAAATTTTGAATGTGATTTATGTGAGTATAAGTGTAGTCAAAATGGTACTTTACAAACTCATATTAAACAAGTTCATGATAAAATTAAAAATTTCGAATGTGATTTATGTGAGTATAAGTGTAGTGAAAATGGTGATTTACAAAAACATATTCTAATTTGTAAAGGATCAGACCATTCAAATATGTCTGGTTTAGAATTTAAGGCAAAAGAAGCATTAGAAACTCTCGGATTTATAAGAGATGAAGATTATATATTTAATCAGTCTTATTCTAAACTTACAGATTATTGTGGAAAATGTTTGAGACCTGATTTTAGATTTATCAGACATAAAATTATAATTGAAGCAGATGGTGGTCAACATTATAAACCAACAACTTTCGGTGGTATATCAAAAGAACGATCAGAAGAACAATTCATAAAAACACAAGAAAACGATCAGATTAAAAATGACTTTTGTAGAATATATGGCTATAAAATGATAAGGATAAAATACGATCAGATTATGAATATGTTAGAGATTTTACACAGTGAGTTAGATGAGATTATTACTTATTAATTTATTACTTATTAATTTTATATTTTTTTTAAATATAAAATGATTCTATGAAAAACACGAACAACACAGATGGATGTTTGTCGTTACTCTGGATAAACTAGTAAGCGTTGCCGGAAATCCAGAAGTGTAATTAGTATTAACGCTAAAAGTTGAGTCCAAATCACCGCTAGATGTGCTCATAAATGACGCAACGTAAACATTATTAAAACAATGTCCGACATATATAATTTCCCCTGCGTTGAAAGTTAAATTTTGGGATAATTCAGGTGTAAAAATAGCCGTTTTCACATTAAGATCACTAGATAAAAGATTAACTAACGCTTGCCCAACTAATACACTACCGCCAGATAATACACCTCTAAATAGTCCAAAATTTGCTAGCGTAGAACTTCCGACTGGATCGCTTATAAAAAATTTTATAGAGGCAATTGTTATTGTAGTCTGTATCATCCCCATATTAAAATAAGACGAGCTATTTAATAAGTTAACTTTAGTTCCTATAGAAAATGGAACGTGTGTATATGATGTTGTAGGCGTTACAGCGCTTGAATTAATAGTTAAATCTGTTCCGCTATCTGTTATAGTTATATTACTACCGGCAATAATACCTTTTATAGTGAAATTTGGGTTCGTCGTACTATTCAATATACTATTACCACTTCCTGAATTTGCTAAAGATATTAAAGTAGATGGTAAACTATTTGTCAAAGTTATTTCATCTATCGTATTTGTTAAACTTATCCCAGATCCAATCAAAGACTTTAGATAAAAATTAGGATTTGTATTAGAAGAAATAAGCGATTCTCCAGTACCTACAGTATCAACTGATATAGTACTTTGCTGAGATAAATTAGTATGAATATGAGAATAAGTATTAGACGATTGAAAATAAACTAATGCTGTATGTGGTGATGAGTTAATATTTTCTGCGATAACAACAATTTGAAATAAATCATATATAGTAACATCAATAGGGTTTTCTATGTATAAATTTAATTCATATATTCTTTCAGCTAGCTGATCTAAAATATATAAATTGTCTGATCCGAGAGGAACCAAATTATCATATAAACCGCCAATTGTTTGTCTACCAAGTAAATAAAATTTTAATCTTATCTTATCTCTATCAGCATTTGAGTCCGCTTTAGCGTAAATATTCATACTCCAAATTCCCGGATTAATAAAAGTTCCTATACCTGGTATATCTGATTTTGGAATAGCGAACTGAGCGATTGGATATTTAGTACTTACCGCTCCGATAGTAAAAGTTAAAATATATTGCGCTAAAGATAGATTAGGAACAATTGTTAGAAGAGATGTGTTAGTATTTTGACTTGGTGCATATGTTATTGAAGGTGTAGTAAAAGATCCTCCGATAATTGAAGTAAGTTGAAGATTTGTAAGAGGAAGAAAAGGAGGTGTTGTAGACTCTGAATAATTTAAATATAAAACTTGACCCGAACCTGACACTGGTATTTGAAGACTATCTACGTATAATTTATTAGTTAAATCTGCTGGATTTACTGGAATATATGTAGTTGTAATTTTATTCGCTGTTAGTTGAACTGGTTTTTCAACTTTTATTTCAGTTAAACTTTCTAAGATACTTGTTTTATCACAGGCACTACCTGCAGTATTTGAAATTTGTAAAATACGTCCAATTTCGGATGGAAGAATACCATTATAAATTATACCAGGAAATGGTAAATTATCTACATAAAGTTTATTAGTTAAATCGTCTGAGTTTACTGGAACATAACTACTTGTAATTTTATTCGCTGTTAGTTGAACTGGTTTTTCAACTTTTATTTCAGTTAAACTTTCTAAAATACTTGTTTGGTCACATGTAGTTGCCGTTGGATTTGAAACTTGTAAAATACGTCCAACTTCTGCGGGAAGAACACCTGAATATATTATACCAGATAAAGGAGGAGTTGGAACAGCACTCCAGAAAGTATTACCGTTTCCATCAGTACTAAGTATATCTCCTAAATTTCCGTTATTTGCTGTTGTGAGATTATAAGAACTTAGATCGTCGCATATAATATTTAGACTATCGTTAACCGTTAAATTATTAACCTGTAACACATTTATTGGGTCAGTCACATCAAGATGTCTTATTTTTAAGTTATCGCCTCCAATCTCTAAAAATAAATCGTAACCAGTATTTACATTTTTAAATTTGTTCAATGACATGATTTTATATTATAACAATATTATAAAATCTTAAATAATTTACCAAATTACCACAGTCTATCACCTCTGGCTAATTGCTCCATCATTACAAGTTGATTGCCTTGATTTACAGTATAGTCTGATCTACTAATATTCTGACCACTCCAACTTCCTGAGAAAATATAAGGAATATTGTTTGTTGATAGATTAAGATTTTTGTTTTCTTCAGATGACCAATTAAAATTTGTAGGATAAGAATTATTTTGATTATATGCATTAAGTGGCCCAAGTCCAGCTCTTATTTCTTCTTTATAGTCACTTTCTGCTTTTCTATTTCTTTCATCTATTTCTTGCTCTAATTCACTTTTAAAATATGGTTTAGTAAAACCAAGAGGGTATACAACCTGATTTACTCCTTCTACTAAAATATTTTCGTTTCTTAACTGATTTACAGGTACAATTCCTCCTCTATTGGAATATTCAGGAGTAACTAACATACCTAAAGTAGGTAAAACGGATGGATTAGATTCAATTTTGTTATCTTCTTGTTCCATTTTTATATTAACAAAAGATATAAAATATTTATATAATATAAAATGTTAAAAGTCAAAGAAAGAACATCTTATGAAAATAATGATAAAATCTTTAAGATTGCAAACATTAAAGCAGGGTTAGATAAAAAAATAAAAAAATCTTTATTTTTGGATACAAATAATGATGCAATAGGGGAAGAAGAAATTGTGTTAAAAAATAAAGAGTATTTTGTTCCTACTCCACAGTTTAGAAAAAATCAAAACGAAAGATTATATATTGCTGGGCCGTCAGGTTCAGGTAAATCAACTTATGTAGCAGATTTTATAACTCAATTTCTAAAAGAACCTAACAGAAATGATACAACAATTTATATATTTAGTTCTGTTACATTTGACAAAGTATTAGATGATAGATTTACTGATAGAATTTATCGCGTAGATGTAGATGACCCTATCTGTTATGAAGAACCTTATGATCCTTCTGAATTTGAAGAAGGGTCAATCATCATCTTCGATGACTGCGATAAGATAAAAAATAATAAATGTAGACATGCTATTTATATGCTAAGAGAAAATTTATTAGAAACAGGAAGACACTTTGATTTAACTATTATTTCAACAAGTCATCAACTTTCAAATTATGCTAAAACACGTACATTACTTAATGAAGCAACATCAATAACAGTTTTCCCGTCTCATGCAGGTACGACATTTCATATTCGGGAATATTTAAAAAAACATATGGGTTTTGATTCAACTCAAATTAAGAAATTTTTAAGTTTAAGCAAGAATTCAAGATGGGTTACGATTTATAAATCATTTTGTCCTTATGTTATATCTGCAAAACAGTGTTATAAAATTAAAGATGATTATTTATAAAATTTAAAATTATTTTTATATTTAGTTAATATAAAAAATGCCAGTTCCTATAAGATTAAAACCTTGGTTCTTACATCTTCAAGCCTATAGAAAGGCACATCCAAAATTAACTTTAAAGCAGTGTATGGTAGGAGCAAGTAAAACCTACAAAAAATAAATAACTTTACTATATATAAATGTTTCACGATAATATAGATGATGTTATTAAAAACAGTGAGAATTATAGTCTTTCTGATTCCGATCTTCTAAATCTAACCGACAACAAGGTTAAAGTTCTATCTTATTCTGATTTAGAAAATTTTAATACAATTGACGAAGTTTTAGAACCATTTGGAGCAGTTATTATTCTATATCAGAAAACTAAAATTACAGGTCATTGGTTTAGCGTCATTAAACAGAAAAATAATGTTATTGAAATTTTTGATTCTCTTGGCATCGCATTAGATCATGAATTAGAATTCTCCGATTATAATAAACAGAGACATGGAGGAGTTCCAATTCCACATCTTACAAATTTATTAAATAAAAGTAAATATAAAGTTGAAGTAAATACTGTTCAATTACAAAAAGATAATAAGCAAATAAACGATTGTGGTAGATGGGCTGGATTACGTGTTAGATTTCGTGATATACCGATGAAAAAATTTGTAGATATGTTTAAAAATGGTAAAAATTCTCCTGATTATATGGTAACTGCTTTAACTATATTATTTTCTTAATTAAAAAGAAAATTTATTATATTTAATATAATAAATGTATAATCTAAATAAAACAGATGCTACTAACGCATTAAATTTAAGTGCCTTACAGATTTCTCAAGGTAAAGGAAATAATATGAACGACGACGGTGATTTCATCTATTATAATGTCAATATAGTAAATCTTAATGAACCTGCTGGAAAAGAGGCAAGATTTTCAGAAAATAGGGTTATTCCAATTCTTAATAAACCTTCCGATTATCAGATGGCCTGTGTTAGATTTCAATTACCTTCTATTAATATCCCTATCTTATTCTTTAATAACTTTACATTCTCAATCAAATTAAAATATGGCGTAACAGAAGTTATTGTTCCTCTTGTATACATTGTGAATGGAACTTCAAATGCTTATGCACCTAAGTTACCTATTTTCGATTATCAAGAAATTTTGAATAGTCTTAATATAGCTTTTACTACTGCAAAAACTCAATTAAATGCTTTAGTCCCTGCAGTGATACCATTCGATACTCCATTCGTAACTTATAATGCCGAATCGCAACTTTTTGACCTAAATACAGAGACTGCTGGTTATGATAATAGTTTACCTAATAAAATTGACATTATTTTTAGTTCAGAGTTATTTGTTTTATTTTGTAATATTCAAGATTTTTATATTGATCAAAATTGGACTCAGATAATAGTTCAAAATGTTTTTAATAATTCTACTATTTATAACGGTAAACCATACTTGTTTATGAGACAAAGTCAAAGTTCTCTTGAATTGTGGCCAGAATTAACAAGAATTCTAATTTTATCCCCATCAATCCCAACTAGGCAGGAACTCCAACCAACACAGGATGATGTGACCAAGCGGATATTATTTGATGTTAATATATCAGGACAACCTGATAAAGGATTAATTACATTTTTTCTTCAATCATCACCAAGATTTTGTGATTTATTATCTGACTACCCTTTGACACAATTTGCAGTTGAATTTGTCTGGGCTGACGCAAGAGGAGAATTTTTTCCTATCTACATTAACCTAAACGATAGTGTTACTGCTAAGTTCTTATTTCAAAAGAAAATTAATTTACGCCTCGGTGGCTATTAAAAATATATATTAAAGATTTATAATATATCTTGTATATTATAAAAGAATGTTAGTTCAAAAATTAACTCCTGACAACTTATATTATAATTTAGAAATCTCAGGGAAATTGGGAGAAGATACTAAAGCTATTTTTAACGTGAATAGGACTGACATAATACTTGAAAACCCGTCTGATTATTACTTAGGAGTAGTAGACTTTAGAATACCTTTATTTTCCATTCCTTTATTCTCCTTTAAGACTGGTTTGTATAAATTTTCTCTTGAATTTGACGGCTTAATTTTAGAAGATACATTAATATGGGTTCCCGAGACCGCTAATACAAGTCCTGTTCAAAATGCTGTATATTCGTATCAAAGCATGATTCAAAGTATGAACGAGTCGTTAAAGAGGTTATATGACGCTATGAAATTGGCAAAACCTGCTAACTTTCTTGCTACCGAACAACTATTCATAACTCTTGAAAATAATTTGATAACAATTAATGTAGAAAACTGGTACTTTTTGAATAATAGTTTTTTGTATTCAAATGAGCCTCTCTATGCATACTTACGATCTATCGCAGTTTTTTTTGTTAATGATAATTTAATTAGATTTAATTATTTTAACCATATGCCAGATTATATAAGAAATACAAAAACCTACTATAAATTAACTCAGCAAAATGTAGAAATTGATAATTGGAATTCTTTAAGAAGAATTCTATTTGAAACTAATACTATTCCTGTTTCTCCAGAAACGATAGGTTCACAAAGTAATATTCAGATTATTGTTTTAGGTGATTACGTGCATATTCCAAACGTAAATCGCCCACTCTTTTATGATTTCATCAATAAAGGCCCAATCAGACTTTGTGATTTAGAGAGTAATTATCCCATGACTAATATTGATGTAACAGTTAGATGGTTTTCAGAGGATAACCAATCAGATATCATTATTATCCCATACGGAGAAACATTTTACATCAAGATGGCATTTATTAAAAAAGAAGAAGAGGTTTTGATGAATATAGATAATTTAGGAAAAAGTTTGAAATAAATAAAAAAATAAAATTTCTTTAA